ACATTGGCATTAACGATGCCGGTAGTTGGCACCAATGTGCCGCCGGTCAGTTTTGCGGCAGTGATCGAGCCGTTCTTGATGTCCGTTGCACCAATCGAGCCCGATTCGATGTGGATTTTGCCGAGCAGGGTTTCAGAGCCGGAAACCACATTGGCGGCAATCTGATCTGCGGTAACGGCGTTATCAGCAATCAGTGCAGCCGTGATTTCATCATTGCCGATGTCTGCTGTACCAATCGAACCGCTGAAGATATGGATCTTGGAGCCAGCGCCGTAGGGTGATGCGGAACCGTGGACGTTGCCGCCGTCAATCGCATCTGCATCAACTGCATTATCAGCAAGTTGAACAGAAGTTACGGAGTCAACGGCTAGTTCTGCGTTGGTGATCGTGCCAGATGTAATCTTGCTGCCATCAATAACGCCAGCACCAAGCAGACCTAAACCGGCTTCTACAAGCTCGTCTGGTTCAATCTTTTTGTCTTCGCCTGCTGATACGTCAACAATCAACAGCACATCGTCAGTGCTTACCGATCCAGCAACGATTGGATTTAGCTGTGTTACCTTGAGGTCAGCCATGTTGCAAACAATGTGATGGAACCAGTCTAGGGCGACTGCAATGCCACATTACCACTGCTGTTTTGTTGAACAACAGTGCCACCTGTTTGATTGAGTACCAGACTAGGAACAACCTCAGATAGCAGTGCTAGCTGACCGGTTGTGACGAAGTTAATGCGGCTGCGGACAGGCTCATCAGCATTGAAAGCTACGCCGACATCCGTGATGATACCGGTCAAGTCGTAAAAGATCTGTTCGCTGTTTGGTGCGGGCACCCCTGAAGTGTAAGGCTTTGTAAAGCGAGTTTTAAGATAAAACCGGGCTCGGAAACTGGCGCCGAGATCTTGACGTAGTACCAGTTGGTGCAGGTAATTGCTAAGTTCGTTATTGTATCCGCTAGTGTTCCGGTTTTCCGTAGCATAAGCCTCGTAATTCCAGAAGGCAGTACAGCTACCAGAACCTGTGATCATAGTGCTGATGCGTTGACGAAATACCTCGCCAAGACTGGTGACATCTGCTGTTTCACGGTTTGTATTTAGTTCATAGTCAATGACTTCGCCCAAAATGTGACGATCATTGTTTTTAAGTTGGACCCGAATTGGATATGCAGATGCAGGCGTCGCAAGTGTCGCGGCATTTGTGGTTCCACCTTCTAGTGCTAGGTTCCAGCTTGCATATAAACGAATGCCATTTGCAGCATCAACATTGACGTACCATTGCCCTTGAGGCGACTGGCTGCCGCCTGGAAAACTTGCGGCGGCAATAAAGTCAAGATTGCTGGTGCTGATTGCGCCCGCTGCTGTCATGCGTGTGATTTGCAGCAAATCACCTGTCATAAAGCGATTATTACCGAAATCAAAGCTAAATCTTTTAGCCGAGACATTTACATCAGCGGGATCTAGCGTGCTATCTAAGTAATTTTGCTCGCTGGTGCGCGTAAGCTCAATGATACCGTGCGCCCCAAGATAAACCGCCATGGTTATGAGCCCATCGTTGCCTTCGTCAAAGCACCAGATGCCGTGAATGCAATCGAAGAAGTGACCAAACCACCTACAACACAGCTAATTGAAACCGATGTCACCACGCACTTGAACTCTACTTCGCGGTTGGTTGTGCCAGCAAGTCGCAATAGGATTGTATGAGTTGCCGCACTGTTTGGGGCGCTAATACGAATTACATCCTCATACAATGCACCCCCGTCTACAGCATTGGCACTTGAGACATAGTAATAAGCTGTTGCGGTGCCGGCAAATGTTTGGATACCGGGGACAAACTGACGCGCAAAATCACCGAGGCTAGTAGTTTCTAGCGTCGTGGTCTCTGCGGCAAAAGTCCACTCGCTGAGTTTGGCGATCTGCGTGCCATCTACCCGCAGGCTGCCATCAATACCAGTGAAGTGCTTAGACATAACGGCAGTTTAGCTCAGCTGTAAACGGCGACCAGGCTGACAGACACGTTGTAGATCCCAGCCTTTACTGATTCTATGGTAGGCGGTTCTGTGTAACGCCATCTGTTTGTGCCGAAAGTAAAGGCAGTGGTCATACCGGCAAATATGGCAGCCGGCACTATGAAAGACTGGAAACTGCCTTGGACACTGGTGTAATGGGTATTAAAAGCCAGCGCGTTGGTTTCGGTGATATTGCTGTAGCTGAGAGCAAGCTCGTGGCGAGTCGCAACTGCGCCATACAAGACACGCACTTCGGCACCGCTCGCAGCCTCAAAGCTGGATTGTGAAAATCCGCCGGGGATCCACGTCCGCGTCGTGGGATTGAGTGCCGGGTAGCTCATGTCACCACTTTATAGGTGTTGCTAAAGACCACGCTAGATAGATCGGTTGGGGTGTGGACTGCCTGCACGCTGACCGTGCCATCCGGCTGGTACACCGCTGATACCACTTGGTATTGCTCGGTGTTTGTATAAGTTCTGCCAAGGCTTGTTGTGACGGACAAGTTAAACGTAAACAGGCGACCGGGTGAGAGATTGATGCGTCCCAAGAAGGTGGTGAAGCTGACGGCGTGGGTTTGCTTAAGGCGGGTTGCTAACGCGAAGCGGGCGTAGGTAACGGCGTGGTTTTCGGTGGTGCAGAAATCGGATAGGTCGTAGGAAATGATGTTCGAGCCGGTATAACCCGCTGGTGCAACGGTAACGGTACGGTCTTCGCCCAGCATGTACTGCTCTTGAACGCGGTAGGTGACGTTAATGAAGGCTTCCTCGCGGTCCTGCAGGGTCTTGTACTCCACCGAATAGGAATCGGCAATGATGTCGTCCATCGTCAGGACTTGAGTGGCGGCGGCTGTTGATGCACCAGTCGAAGAATCCTGGGTGGCGATGGTGAAGGCGTATTTGCCTTGATTCATGCCGAAGCGCAACAGGAAAAATTCGGCGTGTTCAGCGATGAACTCAAAGGCGCCGGACTTTTCGGTGATGACGCCATCGAAGAACAGGCCCTTGGCGCGGGTAAAAGTAATCGCCTTAAGGAAGGATGCGGTGTCGATGCTTGAAGCGGAAACAGCACCAGTGCCGCCGGGGAAGGTGGTGAGCAGATAGTTGGCAAGCTCGGGGAACATGTTGGATGCCCCATTGCCGCCGGTTTCGAGCAGGGAGATTTCTGCGCCGTCGTCGTAGTACAAAGAAAGTTGACCGGTGGAGGTCATGCCCTTGAAGCCGCGCAGGTTGAGAACTGCGGTTGACATGTGTGGGTAGTTAGGCGAGTCCTGGATGATCTCGTTGACGTAACTGATGCCAACGGCGTAGTTGACGGACTGATCGTTGAGATCGACCTCGCCATAGAACGGGGCATAGCCGCCTTTGTATTCCAGCTTGAAGCCGTCGCGCAGATTAATGTTTTGCGTTGCAGCGTTTCGGCTGTAGATGATGGGGAAGCTGCCCTTACTTGCTGCTTGGTAGCCAAGCGCTGTTCCATCCAATATGGCGTTGTACTGGAGATAGTTGCGTCCGAAGTCGTCGGGCAGAACTGGTTCGATCTTGTACTGAACGGCGCTTAGTGAGGGGTGCTGGATTTTCAGCGTGGAGAACATCACGGTGGAATCCGCGCAGGCAATAATTAATGGCTGGTCAGTTAGTTGACGCCAAGCGAACGAGGAGGCGTCGGTGGCGCTGCGCCAGTAGATGTGGAATGCCATCTTCGGATTGTTTGGATCCGAAAGAATCTGCGTGAAGTTAGGAAGGGCGCAGGCGTCAGGCGTAGGCAACGCATAACCCGTTGCGGGAGTTGTATTGCGGTTGCGCTTTGCACCAGTAAAAGGCTGAAATTTAACACCAATTTTCTCTAGAAATTTGCTGCTTGAAGTAACAAAAGAGTTTTGTATTGGCACCAGTGTGTCCGGGTTTAGTTGTTGCAGATAGCGAGTGCCTTTGTTCCAGCTGGATTGGGCGTTTGCAAATACAGCGTCGAGTGCGGATTTGTAGCTTACGTTGTTTCTGTAGTTGTAGGCGTAAATAGAACTAATGTACGTTCCAATGCTGACGACGCGGTATACCAGATTCCCGCTTACCCACATGCTGCCTGGAGGGGCGGTCTCGTTTTTGTTGGATGAGTTGCTAGCTAAGGCTGCGGCAAGACCGATTTCGGTGACTTCGCAGCTGCGGGTATTGGTGATAAACGCTTGAACAGGATTAAGACTGACAGGAGTAATGGTGCTGCTTGCTATGGCACCGGATTCGCCGTCACAATCAGGTTCTTCACCGCTGAATCCAAAGGATTCGTTGCTGTCGATTACTTGCGAGAATGAGCGGACTTCGCCTTGGTTGATTGTTCCAGTAAGGTATTCATTAGCAGGCGTTAGTTCATCAAACAGTTTGAAGCTGCCGTAGCTGGTGATGTTGGTTGTCGTTGGATCGTTGTCTGCTGTTGCTCCGGTGGTTGCGCCAAACGACCAGTAGCTGATTGAGTTGGAGTCAATCGTTTTGTTGCCGAGTCGAATGCCGCGCAGGGCTGGAATTCCAAGCGTTACACCGCCTTCACCGATTACATAGGCAGCACGAAGCCATTCGTACACGCCTTCGCTGTGCATCCGCTGGTAAACAGCATTGGGCGCAATAACTAGACCGCCTGAAGTTGTAGTATGTTTGCCAAACAAGATGGGTATAGTTTCGCCTAGTTCAGCGATACTTTGCCCTGTACTGAGGGCATAAGTCGAAACTCTTCGTTCTGGGGTTTTTGGTTGTATTTGTTGAACTTTTCGGGATGGCCCGGTATAGACCATCCGCGCGCCTCGATAGGTGGCGGGTCCCTCAGGGACACTCAGGTCGTATGTCCATACCCACTGACTTGAATTTACCCACGTCTTTGTTTCGCGGTCCCAGACAGTGAAGGATAGCGCAGCCATGTCTATCTACCTGCTACAGGCAACTTACCTGCGTTGGCGGTCGTCAATACCCTAAAGGGCACAGTTCCAGCAAGCTGCAATCCAGCGCCAACGGGGCGTAATGGGGAGCCGATGATCAGGCCGACGGTGGTCAAGTTGAAGCTGGCATCTGTGACACGACCTGTAAATTGCCAAAATGTTGTAGTAACGCTTCTGCCGATCACCGTGATTTGATCGCCTTTTGTGATAAGGCTTTCGACGTCGCTTTGACGGAGTGTTCCAAGCGGTAAAACGATGTTGACCTCATCGGCGTCGTTGCCCGCGTTGTCTGAGTAGCTGCTGATTTGAAACGGTAAAAAGCCTGCAGCGGAGGCGTCGTAATTTTGAACCGCCAGCGAGAGGCTGGAAATCGTCAGTGTTTGATAGTAAGCAATCGCGCTCATAGCCCCATGCTCCTGCGGGCAGCGTAACTGCGGCTCATGCGGTTCATCATGTTGGATTCAGCCGCCCCAACCGCTGCCGCCAGTCCGCGTTGCATATCGGATACGGAGACGTAGTTCTTGTTGTTCATGCGAAGGACGGGACCAGTAGTGATGTTGACTGAGGTGCCACCGCCGCTGCCGTAGTAGGTGTTTTGTTGGTTGGTGTAATTGGCGGAACTATTGAGACTGCTAGGTGTGCCTGCGTTAGATACCACTGCTTCGCCTCGAACGCCAGAAGAATACCGCTTCATAGCTGCATCCATTTTGCTGGCTGGGATGACATATTCAGGCTGTCCACCCTCGCCAATCATGCCAAGCGTCGGTTTAGTAACTACACCACCATCAGCAAAAGCCCTAAAGCCGCCTTGCCAGTAAGCACCACTTGCTGCATATCGCGGCGCACTGCCGCCAGCTCCTGCTGCCTGCGCAGCATTAAGACGCAGTTGTGCCGATACAGCTCCATCTATTTGTTGCGTAACACTGCTGTACTGATTAGCCAGGCTCTGTGCATTTTGCGTGCTTTGTTGTATTGCCTGGGCTTGTTCTTCAGCCTTCTGTTTACTCCTTTCGGCTTCTATGCTGATTGCTCTTTGTTCAAAAGCCTGCTGTGCTGTTACCTCAGCGGTTCTAAGTTTTAACCCTGCTATCTCCGCTTCCAGCCTGCCAAGCTCTCTTTGCGTACCTAGTAGACCCTTAACCTCTTCGACAACACTCTGTTGCGACTGCATCGCTTCTTTTCCTGCATCTTTGATTTCCTGCATCCTTGAGGTCCGTTCTCTCTCATCTTTTATTTCTTGTGCTTTTAACAGTTGCAGCTCTGTTTCAGCTTCTATTTCCCGTAACTTAATCTGCTCTGCCTCTAACCGCAGCTCAAGCTTACGTTCTTCAAGTTTTATGTTTTCAAGTGCTTGATTATATTCAATATTGGCAGCGTTGATTTGGTTTTCAAAGATTTGTCTTGAAATAGCGAACTTCTGTTCAGCGGTAGTTGCCAGGCTATAGGCTCTTTCAAGTTCGGCTGCCTGCAGCTCATTTGAAGCTCGCTGCAGTTCATACCGTTTGGCGGTGATAGTAGCCCCACGGTCTAATGCTTGTATGTTTGACTGTATGGTTCTGCCTTGTTCTTTTAGCGCTTGCAAAGCTTTTACTGTGTCCTCGGTAAATTGTTTATTAGCTATTGCAGCTGCATTTAATTTTGTTGGCAGCCCTTGAACAGTTTGCGCCATGTTGGCAAATTCAGTCTTTGCTTTAGCTGCATCTGTTTGTTGTTTCTTTAATTCAGCATTAGTGCCTTTTAGCGCACCATCAAATGCAAGATAGGCTGCAGTAGCAACACCCGCTGCGGCAACAACTT